AAGTTTTTATGAAGGACAAGTTGAAGTCTTGGTTGAAGGAACTATTGTCAAGTTCAACGAAGGTTTCAAGTAAGCGTTTTATTTCTATATTCGTTGTACTTAACTTAATTGCTTTTGCTTATATTGCCACCTTCAGCATCTACAATTGTCCGATTGAAATGTTCGACACGTTGGCAATTCTCGCAGGTAGTTTGTTCGGTGGTACGGTAATCGAAAAGTTCACAAATCAAAAATCAAATGGCACGACCACAGACAGAAGCGAGGAAAATAACAGCGGAGATTTGCAGTAAATTTCCCGACGCTCCTTCGCATTCATTGGCTTCAAAGTTATTTACTGAATATCCAGAAGCGTTTGATTCTTTAGAACACGCGCGTAATTACATTCGAACTGTGCGCGGTAAGATTGGAAAGCGAAGCAGAATATCTAACACACAAAAAGAATTGATTGACACAGCACCAAGACCTTCCAATCCATACGCACTTCCTAAATCTTATTCGAAGAAAAGAAGACACGTTGAATTGAAAGGGAATAAGTTCTTAATCCTGTCGGACATTCACCTTCCATACCAAGATAACGAAGCATTGGAATGCGCTATTGCTGAAGGATTGAAACAAGAGTGTGACGCAATCATCTTAAATGGTGACGCGTTAGACTGTCATATGATTTCCGACTTTGTCAAGGATCCACGAAAGAGAAAATTCAAAGACGAACTTTATTCAATTCGTCAATTCCTTGCGTCACTTCGACACACCTTTCCAACGGCTCACATTTATTATAAGGAAGGAAACCACGAAGAACGCTATTGGAGATATATGCGAATAAAAGCACCAGAACTATTCGACATTGACGCGTTCGACTTTCCGACATTGACGCATTGCGACAAGCACGACGTGAAATGGATTGACGGAAAGAGCAAACTGAATATCGGTAAACTTTCAATCTTTCATGGTCACGAGTTTGGAAAACAATTTCTGCCTTCTGTCAACGTAGCGCGTGGTTTATTTATGAAGACGAAAGTGAGTTCTTTGTGTGGACACCATCACCAGACAGCAGAACACAACGAGCGCGATGCTAACGGAAAGTTTATAACCTGTTGGGGTGTTGGATGTTTATCTGAATTAAGTCCCGACTACAACCCTTATTCGAAGTACAATCATGGCTTTGCAATAGTTGAGAAAGGAAACAACGGAGCGTTCAGCGTTCACAATTACCGCATACACGAAGGGAAAATCTTATGAGAAAAAATATACTTGCAATTGCTTTGTTGCTCATTGGGACAACCGCTATTTGGACGGTCATTTGTTGGAATTGGTGGGGACGAAGTGTTGCAAAAAACGCAACAACTGAAATTCAGAAACAAGATAGCGTGATAAACTACAACGCTGGTGAGTACGACCGCTTACTTGCTGAACAAATAGAACTTTATAAACAACTTCGAACTTATGAAGATGCTCAACTTACAGCCAAGACCACCTATCAAAGAACTCGTTCTACTATTGTTGTTCGAGATACTATTACTCGCGTGGATGTCATCCATTTGGTGAACTCTTGCGATAGCGTTATTGCTTCAGATTCGTTGGTAATTAACAACCTCAAAGAACAATTGAACATCGAAGGAGAAAAGATTGACAACTTGCAAGAAGTAGTCGTTGCTTATGAACAGAAGACCGATGTATTAACCGAAGAAATAAACACTCTAAACGTTGAAAAGAAAAAGTTAGACAAACAAAAAAAGCGCAGAAACCACGCTTTAATTGTTACAAGTACAGTAGCTGCTCTTTCTACTTTTGTTCTTTCAATTTTACTTTAGATTCGGGAACGTAGAACTTCATTGAGAACTGAATCGCTTCACTTAAAAATGTGTTGCGACTATTTTCACCTCTCTTTTCGTCTATCTCGTTCCACAAATCTTTGTGCAAGTAAACACATATTCCTTTTTTAGTTTTGCTTTCTGGCATCTTGTTCAAATGTTTCGTTGTATAATCCTTCTAATGACCATTGATTTTTTTGTGTAGTCTTCAAACAGCACACTGCGCCAAAACATTCTGTTTCTTCTCGGTGCATTTGTTTGGCTTTTGGAAATAACTCTTTAAACCAAATATCTAATTCAGAATTAGGTCTAAATTCAATTTGTTTTTCAAATTCAGATATAAGCCATTCAATACTACTTTTCACCTTCTTCAATTTTAAGTTTCTTCAAATACAACGCAAGGTCTAACGCTTCCTCGTATGCGTGTTGCAGCCATTCAGAGCGCGTTAAGTCGGTTCGGTCTAACGTTGTTCCGTACGTTTCAATTCCCTTTGCTTCACGCGCCTCTAATTCAGCGACAACTTGCGTGAGTAAATTACTTTTCTTCATTCGGCTTTGACATCATTGAACCAATCATAAGGGCAAGATACACTTTTTCCTTCGCGTTCATATCCTTGCGCTGTGAAAGTTCAAGGAGAATGTCGCCAAGAACTTTGCCTTGCTGAAAGTACGTCGCCATTGAATTAACAATTTCGCGTTCTCTTTCCTGTGTCATTTTTAGTGACGTGTATAGTGGTGTTTGTTTCATTGTGCTAATATAACCAACTTATGCTAACCGACAACATACTGACCATAACTTGGATTGAGTTCAAAGAACATTCGCATCATAATTGCGTCGGCAACGTCGGGAGAAATTCCTTCGCGGTTCTTGATTACGTCCTTTGGTGTTACCTGTAACTTTCCTTCCACGTCTGCGCGGTGTCGTTTAATCATTTCTAACTCTTTCACGATTTGTTCTTTGCGTCCATTAACAAGAATCGTTATCTTGTTTTCTTCAACGTATTGCGCTAATTTGTAGTAACATTCGCTTTTGAGATTTTGGTATTGCGGTTGTTTGGGTTTAGATCCATTTAGGAAGCCCCTGCACTTCAAAAAATCGACCGTTCCCGCGCCGATGCCGTCCTCATCACAAACAATATCTTGCAACAAAATGTTATGTTCTTTGGCTACAACACGAATCTTGTTCACGACTTCGTCAAGGGCTGCTCTATTGAGTTCGATTATATCAATGATCGTTAGACCATGCCAAACACAAATGATTGTTCTATCCTTTCCAAAACGCGCAATGTCGGCTGTGATATATTTCTTTCCTTCAATCAATTCATTTCGGAACATACGCAATAGGTTATCCGTTGAAAACAACTTGTCGCTGTCGTCGTCAAATTCCCAATTGCCTTCAAGAAGTCTTTTTCGGTCATACTCTGGAAGTCTTCGTAACGATTCAATGTATGCTACCGGTAAGAACGGATTGTCTTGCGGTAATGCTTGGACAAAAGCGCGGTGTGAAGGTAGTTCGTTCCTGTTATTCTTAATGTAGAACTCGTTATAAAGCCAACCCTTCGCAGGATTGCACGACAAGAAACCTTTCGGAATAAGACCGTATTCGTTCAACTTAAAACGACAACGCGAATGGACGATGCTGACCGCCTTTTCAGTTACTTCGGAACATTCGTCAATGAAGTAGTCTGTGATTTCTAACGAACCAAGTGAATTGAAGTTAACATCCGAAGGATAAGCGAACAAGTCTTTCAAAACAATTTCGCTTCCATTGAAGAACTTAATCACGTTCGATTGTCCGTTAAAGGTGTAGTGTTTATTCGCTATCAATCCAAACTCCTCAGCCGTTTCAAAGAACGTGTTTAACGTCGTCTTTTTAAGCGTGTCTAATTTGCTTCGTCCAATAAGAGAACGTGTCCCTGGGTACTTCAAACGACGTTGTATCTGCCACATACAACCGAACTTCGTCTTCCCACCCCCTGCCGCGCCACCGTATAACAACTGTTCAACGATGCTGTCCGTATTCAGAAAGTTCAACGCTTCAACTTGACGCGGCAGGTATGTCGGTTTATAAGGTTGCATTATTGCTTCGACAAATAAAGTTTATACAATTCACGAAGTCCTTCAAACTGGATTGATTCCTTAACGAGTTGTCTTTTTCGGTCGCTCATTCGCTCAACCATTCCTTTTGAAAGTTGTTGTTCGTTGAAGACAGTCTTTCTTGCCTTCGCCTTACAAAGGTTGTATTCGTCGTCTGTAAACGTTTCAGCCGTTATCCTTTTACTTTCTTCAAGCCACCGCATCATTGACACACCTCGCAGTTCTAACGTTGTGTATTTGCTTTGTTTGAAGCTATCAATATCTTCTTGAAGCATTCTTCTCCAACTGTCATCGTTTACCGCCATTTCATTCTCCTTTATTTGTTGTGATTTTTCCTCTATTGCTTCCGCTATTTCTCTTTGAATTTGTAGGTTCGCTTTGTCCCTGTGTGGTTTGTAACAAGTCAACACGTCGCCTATAAACGACACGCTCAACGCACCGAAGTGTTCGCATTTCTTTGACAGTTCATTTGCCGCGTTCATTTCAAACGCGAGGTTGAAGTGTTCAAACGTTACCCAACGAAAGTGCTTAACAATGAACTCGTGCAACATTTGCAACAGTTGCGCTTCGGGAAGTGCTATTCCGTACATCGCGCAAACCTTCGAGCAAAGTTTAACGAACGTTGGAAGGTCGTAGTCGGCTACAAACGCGCTCTCGCGTTCGGCTTTGTCAATCCTTTGTGTAGTTGTGAGCGTCGTTGTAGATGCGTTGCGCAGCATCGGAGTCGAATTTTCCATTTTTGATTTTAGTTTGGTTTGTTTGAGTTGTTGCAAATTTAGTTAAGTCCCACGTTCTGACCGCAGCCTTCCAGTCTTTCATTTGATTCCTTCCCACCTTCCAACCGTTTGCTTCGTAGTGTGCATGAAATTTCTCAGTAAATGCAAGCGCGTCGTCCTTGCTTAACTTTTCACACGCGTAGTCGAATATCTCAACGACTGTTGGTTTCTTGAATGGCGACTTCTTTTCTTTTGCGATTAGTGTTGGTGTGTTTGTTGGAACTGATAAGCGAATAAGTATGTCGTTTATCTTTTGTTCCTGCTCCTGCGCCTTTGCTTCGAGAATCTCGATTCGTTTTTTGAGTTGTAGTATTAACATTATATTTTCTCCTCTCGTATTTCTATTTTAAACAGTTCTTTTAGTATGTCAACTTCCGCGTCTTTGAAGTTCGTTGTGCCTTGTTCACGCAAACAATAGTTGCTTTGTTCAATTCCTAACTTGTAGGCAAGGTACTCTTGCGAGTAACCGTAGAACAGGCGGTAGCATTTAACGCTTTTGTGAAATGGTATCATCAGTCCCAACCCTCCCCTTTCGCGTCGTCGTCTGCGTAATCCCACTCGTGGCAGTCGTCGCATAAAACAATTTCTCCTTCGTCGTCGAGAAATTCGTAAGCAGAGTCCCAGTCTTCAAATTGTTGATCCTGCAAGACGAAGTCAACGCGTTCGCCTAAAAGTTCTTTGTCGCAGTTGGGACAAAATGTTAAGTCGCTTTTCATAGTGTTTGATTTTATAGGTTTAGTTTCGCTCTTCTTTTCACTTCGAGTTCACGTTGGTGTTCGATGTGTTCGACAAATTTAGTGAAAAATTTGATAGGTTTAGCATAACCCATTTCGTTCATCAAGAAACAAATGCGTTCAACGGTTGCGCGGTACGTCTTATCCATCTCAATCTGCCACGTCGCCTGTTTAATTCCGTGCATAACGGTAGCGTGGTCTTTGCCGTAGTGCTTCCCTATTGAATCGAAACTTTGAAAGTAACAAGGACGGATCAAAAAGAAAATCATTTGCCTTGCGGTCACAATCTCGCGTCGTCTTGTTGGTGTGTATAGCGTTTGCGATTGAAGTCCCAACACGCTGCACGTTACATCTTCTAACGCGCTCCAGAACGCTTCACGTTCGTTTTCAAGTTCCTGTTGAATCTTTATTTGTTCGGTCGATAGACGCTCGTATTTCGGGGTAAGCATCGTCCATAGTGTTTCGAAGCGTTCCATGTGTGCAAATGGAATCATGTCAAGCATTTGCTGTCTTATTTGTTCGTTAGTCATTGCGTTAATTATCTTGAATGTTTACGTTACCTTTTTTTCTTAGTAAAAATTTTATACCTGTTTCAATGTGTACTTCGTCTGAGGAAAAAACCAATACTTCGCAAGTTCTATTAAAATTATCACTTACAGTACATGTATGCGATTGTATTCCAGTTACTAAATAATCGTTTGGAACTTTCATTCCAATTGCAATAGGCGTGTCTTCGTTGAATGTTTTTAAGTATTCAATCATTTCTTTTACTCTAATCATTTTCTTCGTTTATGTGTTTGGTTGGTGTGAATGTGCTGAATACGTCCTCGCGTGAAAGTCCCGTGTGTAAGCAAATGTTGTTGAAGTCTTTAATTCTCATTCGCTCTGGGTGTGCGACGTAAAGACGTGCCGTCGGGTCGCTGATTCGTAACGCGGTCTTGAAGTTGGTCAGCGTCTTGAAGTTAATCTTGACAAGGCGACCGAATGGAGTTGAATACAATTGTTTGTTCATCGTTTTAATAGTGGTTTGATTAGTTGCGCTTTCTTCTTGTTGTCTTTGTCGTTTGTTCCGCGTAGTTCTGGATTGTGTTCTTTAACAAGTCTCGCTATGCGAGTGATATTGTCCGCGCTGACGTACTTTCCGCTTTCGTACATAGCAAAGAAATTACTTGTGATGTCTTTTCTTTCGTCGAACTGTTGTTCCCAAACACGGACACAAAGTGCTTTGTTGTTGTTGCGAAGCGTCTTGTACTTTTTTAGCAGATTCTCAACGCGTCTTTCAAGTGAAATTAGTTTCTTCATTATGTCTTGAGATTAAGATATTAAGTGTTTGTGCTTTATATAAGGGATGAAAATCCAATCTTTCACCCCTTATAAAACACGTTATAATTTAGAAAGGCAAGTCTTCGGTGTCGTCGGTCTTGATGCCGTCTGAAGATTTGTAGTATTGATTGTCCGCTGATTGAACCAAACCGCTTTTCTCGAGCATTGCTTTCGCCTTGTTCATTTGATCCGCAGCGCGGTCTAATCGGTCGCTAAATTCTTTCGAAGAACTTACTTTGTTTTGAAGCCACTCTGGCAACATCTTAAAACGCAAGTCGAAGTCTTCGCTATCGTAGTCCAATAAGAAAGCAGAGTTCACTAATGGAGGGCAAGTCATTCCTTTAACAAGTGGTGACGCTCCTTTGATGTCTGCATAAGTGCGTCCTGTGTTCGCGGTGCGGTGCATAACGTTAAGCATTCCTTCCTTACCAAGAAGCGTTGCGATGTCAAACTTGTTTGCTTCTCCGTCGCTCATAGACTTACCAAGCCACCCTTGAACAAAAGCGCGTAAGCCGCTCTTTTCGTGCATAGAAAGTGTGAAGTCGCGACCTATTGAAAATGGTTGTTCACCTTTGCCGAAGTCGGCGGTTTCGAGTGGTAGTTCGAATACAAGACGAACTTTGTTCACTAACTTTTCTTCGCCTTGATAGGTGTCCAAGATTGTCCCGATGTGAATGATTTGGTAGCAACGCGCTACGTGTGTTCCTGCGGGTACTGTTTGACCTCCGCCGTTGTTGTTTGAGGGTTGTGCAATGATGCTCATGTTGTTGTTGTTTATTTGTTTATTGTTGAATGAATTTAGATATTGTTCGAACTTTACTGCCAGTTCCGCGTCTGACTCAATGTGTTTCAATTGGCTTTCGTGCAGATGCGCTTGTTCGTTGATTCGCTTGTAGTATCCCATTTAGATGCTGTCTTCGAAGATGTTAACGTCAAAACTGAAAACGATTCCGTCTTTGGTTAGTTCAACAACTTCAAGTTCGAACTCGGGATCAAGTTTTCTCCAGAAGCGACCGAGCAAATGGATTGCAAACACGTTGTCGTTGTCGTCGATGAAGACAAGTTGTTGATGTTCTCCAACGTCAAACCACCCTGTTTCGTCATCGTGGTAGGCTTCGGCTATTGCTTTGATTCTTTCGTTCAACGTGCGTATGTCGTCAGCGCTGAAACAGTAATTGATTTTTGGACAGTACATAGTGATTTTGATTTTTAGTGGTTACAAATGTATTCAATTAATTGGTCGTTCCAACGCGCTTCCGAAAGTTTTTGATGTTTCTCGATGTTCGCGCTAATCTCGTTATGCGTTAGGTTGTACGCTGACGCTGACGAAGAAACACAAACAAAGTTAGATTTCTTTTGTTGGCTCTGGTAGTTCTTTCCAAGACGAAGTAGTAACCTTGAGGAATACTCGTTCAAGTTCTGCAATTCGTTGGTCGCACAATTGATTCCGAGAAGGCGAATCAGTCCTTTGGTTACCGTAGTAATTTTGTGCGGTAATGATTCCGTCAATAAGAATTT